ATGATATTAACAGACAGCAAAATCAAAGGACTTAAACCGAGAGAGAAAGACTACTACTCTTGGCATGACACTGAAACCAAAAATACAGGACGTATCGGGATAAGAGTTTTTCCTTCTGGCCGTAAAGTATTTGTTTTCCGATACTATGAAAATAAAAAAGCGAAGTTTGTTAATCTTGGCGATTATCCTATTATTATGCTTGCCGAAGCGATTAACAAGAGCCAAGAAATACTCAGCAATCTGAATAAGAAAGAATCAAACCTAGCCACGCTATCGCAATTATTTACCGATTATGTTAACAATATGAAGTCAACAGGTAAGCGTTCTTGGGGTACAACAGAAAACAGACTCAATCAAGTTTTAGATAGTAAATTTATTGACGGAGATAAAGCAGCTAAAGATATAACATCAACAGACATTAAATTAATGTTATCTGAGGTGATAAACAGAGGCGCATTGGCTGGAGCTAATAAAATTCGTGCTGCGGTACATGCCGCATTTAACTATGGTTTAAAAGCTGATAACGATCCGGCTAACATCCGAAATTCCGCCATCTATGGGTTAGATTTGAACCCTGTTACCGTTGTACCTAAACAGCAAGGAGTAGAAAAAGCTGGAGATAGATTTTTGTCTTGGGCTGAACTAAAAGAATTAATTGATGATTGCAATAAGCCATTAGAAGAATCCATAATACATCCCGATTTTAGAATTTTAACTTTATTATGTATCTATACTGCAGGACAACGACCTTGGGAACTTATTGCTAATACATGGGATAATGTAGATTTTGATAATAAAGAATTAACTATCCCACCTGAACTTTCAAAGATGAAAAATTTCCATGCGGTACCATTATGTGAAACGATTATTAACATCCTTAAGAAAATTAAGGATCAAAATGGTTTTATTTTTCCAGCCAATACAAAATCCGGTCATTTAGAAACATCTGAATTTGGCAAACAAATACGAAAGTATTGTAAAAAGAAAAATATGCAAGCATTTACTCCGAGAGATATCCGTCGTACATTTAAAACCTTAGCTGGCGCAATGGGTGTTAGTTCGGAAATGCGAGATCGTTTACAAAATCATAAAATGCCGGGAGTATCAAGTAAACATTATGACCGGTATGATTATTGGAAAGAGAAGCAAGAATTGATATCGGCATGGGAAGCAAAGATTAACTCTATCTAGCACCATGATAACAATAAACTACACACTACCAATTTACATAAGAATGACGCCCGAAGATTACGAAAATGAAATTACGGGCGAATGTTACATTATCAACAGCGAAGAAGATCACAATTACGTGTTCTATCAAACGCTGAAATCACAATATGATATCGCCGATTTTGTGATGCTAGAAGACGCTGTTGAGTATTGTAAGTTGAAGGTTGATAGCGTGTTTTGATTTTATTGTGGTTTTTCAGGAAATACAGCATTGATATCAGACGCATCAACACGAGTTAATAAAATGCGGTACTTTTTCCATTGTTTTAACTGCGCTTCTTCGTCAGATTCTTGCATATCTAAATCAATGATATCTTGAAGTAGTGCTATTTTTTCGTTTGCTTCATTGATTAATGCGATTTTTAAAGCTTGGTTTTGCGCTATAATTTGCTCATCGGATAACTGAATAGGTTCAGGGTCAACAAGTATTAGCTTGCCTTTTATAATTTTCAACTCCTTGCCCTCTTCGTTAGCTTTCATAGCCATTTCTGCGTATTCTTCATTTGTGTATGTCATGTTAATAACCTCTTACTGTCCACCTAATCAATGTTATCCCCGGATTTGCTTCTGTGTACGATTTTAACCAAAAATTGTGATTATACATCTCTCCGCATGCAAATCTAACCCAACCCCACGGACCTCCATCCGAGTAAAAATCAATGCTGACACCGTAGTTTTGAGTACGCATCGGCTTTAACAAGTTAATTACTGTCGAAATGACTAGCCGCACATCGTTTGTGTTAATTGGAATAACGCCTGATTGTTCAATGAATCCGTTTGAATACACGTTGTACCAACTATTTCCATTTGCATATGACTCTACGATATATATTCTATTATCCAACTGATTGATTTGATCCTGAATATTAGATACATCAGTAATAACTGATTTTCCTCCAACCGTTAATTTAGCAACGTCAACATGGGCACCTACCATGTAAATAGGTGAGTCGTTAACAACCTCTTTAATGGCTGGAACAGTACCAATATCATCAGCCGTCGGTTTATTATTTGGCGAGTAAACGCGTTGTCCTTGTTCAGTTAGAAATTTTACATCTAACTCCCCGTCTATTGACTGATTGGCTTCACCAGATTTTTTTATGAAAACTGTAGTATCAATTGATAGCACCGCATTTTTAGCATCATCTGCTGATTTTTTAGCAGATTGCTCAGAAGTTTTAGCGTTGTCTTCCGAAGCTTTAGCAGCATTTGCGCTATTACTAGATTGCTGAGCTGAGTTACGAGATGCTGTTGCTGATGAGCTAGCACTATCTGCATATGATTTTGCCGAATCTGAATACGATTTTGCTGATGCGATCGCATTATTTGCTATTGTTGCTGATTCACTTGCTGATTGCGCTGAGTTGCTTGCATTAGCGACCAAGTTTTCAACTGAATTTGCTATATTTTTTGCATTAGTTTCGCTTGCTTTTGCATTGTCAGCGCTAGTTTTGGCTAATTTTGATGCGTCTACAGCATTATTTTCTGAAATTTTGATTTTCTTCTCTGATTCTGCAGCCCTATTTGCGGATTTGTTTGTTTCATTTCTAGCGTCAATGACTTGCTGTAATATTGCTGGCGTAATTTCACTTTCGGACGGATTCAGTAAAAAATCATTTAACGAGCCATCTGCCGAGTCAGAAAACACTTGGATAGTACCAATTTTTTTTGGTGGAAATCCATTTATAATTAGTTTTACTTCATAGTCACATGGCAACACGTTCATCATATAACTGCCGTTGCTTGCCACTTGAAATGCTTGTGTTTGTGTTAATACTTTGCTTGTTGTTTTTTTTGCGTATAACTCGATAGTGCAGTTGTTGATAACATTACCTGCACCGTCGGTTAAAACTCCCGAAATTTTTGCCATAATTTTAATTTCTCCTGATAATAAAAAACCGCTACATGAGCGGTCTTATTTAAAAACTTAATTTATAGTTTGAGTAGTTCTTTTAATTTCTTTTCTTTTTCTGAATTTGCACATTTAACATCAACTAATGTGTGAGTTTTATCAGTCGGAAAATTATCTAATTTTTGCCTGATTGATCCACGTGCTTTAAGTTTCAGATTGTAATGATTTTCACTGATCTTTTTAACATTTATAATTTCGTATGTTTTTAACCTTCCGCCTAATGCATTCTCCTTATAAATTGCGTTGCAATTTATATTTTCAGAATACGAATTGCTAGAAAATAACAATATAAATAGTAATGTCGTTTTTTTTATCATTGCTCTATCTCCATTTTTTAAAATTTAAAATAATTTTCAGCATCTAAAATCATAACGGGTTGCTCTGATATAAACGAATTAAAGGATAGCTCTGTTTCTAATTTCCACACGTTAAATGCTTTTTGCACAGTTGTTGACAACTGATACCCGTTAGACCTGATACCAATATCGCAAAACCATCCACCATGGCTCTGTATGATATATTGAGCGCCCACCGACACTCTTGCGCACATCGGTCTTCTTATTCCGCTTATTGATTTCATCTGCCCGATTTCTTGTTGGTCAAAGCGAACAAAAACAGGATTGAGCAACACTTCATTGCATGAATCATATACAACACGTTTATTTTTGTATATTCTCAATCCATATTTTGATGTCTTAATAGAGCTTACTCCAAATACCACAGCTTTAGCTTTTATTATTCTATTGCTTACATTTCCATTATGATCGTATGGAATATAAACTATATCGTCCCGATCACCTAGTTGCCAACTTCTGCCAATCGAGATTGTTGGATCTTCACAATAGAAAAATACAAATGAATTATGATGAGTTAACGACGGATTTATATTTTGAATTCGCCAACCGCTGTTAGTAATTTCAATATCGCCCTTCCATATCACATTACTAAAGTTAGTATTTTGATTAATTTGAAAAAAAGAGTTAACACCATTGAACAAAATACCATGTCCATTAGCGTGTGCTGGTTTTGGCCACGTCAATAAAACAAGTTGTTGTCTGGTATTCAGATTAACCGCTGACGGGAATTGTGACGACCATCCTTTTGCATTTTTTCCATTTCTAAAACACAACTGCCTACTCTCATCTAAATACGCAATCGGATCTATTGATGCAACAATGACATTTGCATCAGTTTCATCAAATTCATCTGCAAAGCCGCAAGCATGAGAAAGATGCGCATAATAATCATACCCTTCTGGTACATAAAGCCCTGTTTCTGGGTAAACATCAGATCCCAACGCACCGGATATAAACATAGATGTACAGTTTCCATCTAAATGGTATGCAGGCCCTGTTTTTGTAAAAACTTTAATGCCAAATGACATTTAAACCTCCAGATTACCTATTTGAACGACTAAAGCACCTGTTTCATCAAAGATTTTTATTGTTCCATCTTTCATTATAGTTCCTGCGTTACCGTTCAAATATTTAATTGTTGCCGAGCCATCCTCTGCTACAATAAATCTGTCATTAATATTAATGCTACCACCTCGAATGGTTGGTGCTTTGATTTCAGTATATGCAACCAATCTATCACCACTGATAGTACCTGTGGCAATGAGATTGCCATCTAAAAATAATGCTGGTGATACCCACTTCGCACCGTCATACATTTTTGCCTCAGTTTTAGTTACATGCCTATCACCATCCTCAGCGTAAACAATTAGCACAGTATCTCGTGATGGCCACATTCCAAGAACATCATGAAAAAGCTGTGTAGCTTTATCATTGTTTTCGGGGAAAATCCCATCAGCGGTTTTTATTCTAAAAATGCCACCTGCAGTACCAACTGTATCATCTGCTGTTGTTGCTGAACCTGTACACATTCCCGAACGACCAGCCGCGTTAACCGCAATTACACCGTAATAATAAGTTGTAGACGCTTGTACATCAGCATCAATTAGTTTATTTGATGTTCTGCCTAGATAATTAGTCATAGCTTTAACCTCATCAAGTGTAGAGCCTTTGTAATACTCGAATGTTGTGCCTAGACCAACACTTGACGGCATAATCGGTTTGATTGTTACAGTATTACTTGAAGAGGAAAAAACCAATTGAGTTGGGGTCTCCGGTACTGCAATAGTAAATGCTACTGTAGACTCATCGCCCAACCTGCCGTCCTCTGTCGATATTCCACGTACGGACGCAGTATATTTACCCTCGTCAAGATTACTCATCGTCACGCTCATTTCTGGCACATTTTGTCGTGAGACTAAATTACCGTTGCGCAAAATCGTAACTTGAAATTCAAGATGATTCATCGTTCTTGGTGTTGTCCATGAAAGCACTGCTTGATATTCGTCACTATCGGGGGTAATTGAAACAGCAAGACCTTCAATTGGCGGAATTCCCCAACCAATAGATTGAGCGTTGTTGGGTGTAAAAACAGCGCCTTTATCGACAATAGTTTCTTTTTTAGGTTCATGCTCTATTGCTGTTATAGAATATGTACCGTCGTCATTTTCACTAATAGCGATCGCTTTAAATAAGCGTGATGATACGTTAACATTTGTTAAAATCCAAGTTGACCACTGATCTGCATTAACTGTTTGCTCTAAAACTAAAGTATTCGGTGTCTTTTGTGATACAACCTTAACTTTTATTAGTTTTGCATTGATGTTTTGATATGTTATGTAGCTATTTTTTTCAATTTCAACATCACGATCTAACGTCACAATGTTATCGACTACTGCGAGAATTCGCCCTCCAGATTGCGACATAACATATTCATTATCTAGAATTTCAATCACATCTCCCGGTAAATGTTGCAGCCCTTCTCTACCCACTGAAAACGTTACTGTTTGGCGCTCATATTTTTCTGTAGTTATAATCCACTTGCCTGTTCTGTGAGCCTGCCCGCGTGATGTACAGCCGAACGCTTCAACATCTAAAACATTGAGACCAAATCGTTTGATAGCCTCATCATCTGCAACGTATTCTGTTACAGGCTCCCATCCGTAAGCTGGGTCAATATATTTAACTCGAACTGCTGTATGTCTATCTTTCATTGCTGCAGATGAATAACTGAATCTACCATCAACAACATTTGCATTGGTATAAATAGCAACAGTATCGCTTGGTCTATCAATAATAGTCGTTAGCTGTGTTCCATCCCACACTGGCATAGCTCTAAAGATCGAACAAAGGTTATTTATCAAATCATACGCTTGTGATCTTTCTGTTATGCAACAATTGCATGTGAATCTAGGCTCTTTTCCGCCAAAACCATCATCAACAAGCTCATCACAATATTGAGCAATTGAATAGAGCATGAATTTATCAATTGAAATCTTACCAAATCGTTGCGCCATACCATAGCGATTACTGGTTATAATGTCATAAAATGCCCACGCAGGATTATTTGTCCACCCCGTTTTAAACTCGCCCAACCAAATTCCGTTGTATGTACGAGAAATAGGGTCATAATTATTAGGAATTTTACATCTGATCCCTCTAATCAAATATGTGCGAGTTGGCACACCATTAAATTGCGATGAATCAAATCTTAAACCGACGAGCGCCGTATTTGGGTATGATAATTTTACGTCATAAATCTCTGTATAAGATGACCAAACAGTGTTATTTACTAATAAATCTGACTTACTGTCTGGAGTCAGGCGAATAACGCGAATATTAAACGGCACAGAAGGTAAATCATCTAAAATTACAGATGTTAAATATTGTGAACGCGTTTTTTTATTTTCTAATTCAACAACTTTTTTTGTAACCCAACTTGCCCCGTTTCCAATTTGCACCGCCATGCTTACAGATGTTCTTGTTATATCACCGCTATTTGTCTGGCTATATAATGCAGAAACACCGACAGTTACGCGTACTCGATCGACATAAGGATCGGTTATCGTTCTAACTATTGGTGTTTTTTGTTTAACCTCTAACCCAACTGGGATTTCGTTTTGTGTTTCAGCAAATCCCGACAACGGTAATTGCGATTGTGTCCCAGCTGTCCACTCAACTTCAACGCCGTTAAAATTATATGATCCATCATCAGCTTGGATTGGCGTTTTATTTAAAAAAACCCCTTTTAACCCTCCCACAGGACCTTCAATCTGACCCTCACTGATAATATCAATAATAGATAATTGTTGTTTTGATTCTAGATTGTCAGCCTCAATTCTCGGAGTTTTTGTTTTTCCTGAACTGTCACCCATTTATCACTCCACATTCATTGTTTCAACGCCTTGCGACTCAACTTTTGAGCCAACCATTATTTCCCCAAAAACCCAAGGAACAGGCGATCCTTGAGCGGCAGTGTTGCCAAGACTAGAAAAAGAGGTGCTCTTTTTACCTTCGTCATTAGCTGCATCTTTCATTTTTGGAGTTTTTGTTAGCATTTGAGCCACACCACCAGCCATCATTCCTATACCCGCAGCGATAAACGGAGTTCCCCAACCGCCATAAATATTACCTATTACACCGATTACTACCAAGGCAGCCCCTGCAATAATATTAAAAATACCGCCATTTTTAGCGCCTGCGGCTACTGGAACAATGTGGATTACTGAATCATGTGAAATTTGAGAATGAAGCCCAAATTGCAACGTTTTATCTGTGATATCTTTTTTATTAATTCTAACTCGAAAAAAACCTTTTTTAATTTCTTCCTTTAGTCCTTTAATTTGTAAATACAAACAATTTAGAGCTTCACTCGCTGTGTCAGCGTTTATTTTGTATTTATTGCCATATTGCTTAAGATTGCCGTAAAGTTTAATGATTGCCATTGTTTGTGCCTCCATATTGAATGATAGTTTTTAAGCCAGTATCCGCTAAATAAATCTCTTTTCGATAGACGACGTGGTAGATGATGAAGAATAAAGTTATTACCAATATAAATAGCAGCATGATTAACGGTTTTACTGTTAAGCGGAAAAAGAATAACGTCGCCATCTTGCAAACTAGATATACTTACCTGATGAAAACCATTAGCTTGCATATTATCTAGATAAAGATTTTGCCCGTTGTCCCACCAGCCGTCGTCACGGTGAAAATTCGGAAAATCAAAACCACATAGATGATATGCATCACGAAATAACGCGTAACAGTCAGTTACTCCATGTTTAAATTCACGACCTAATAAAGGTTGCATATATCTAAATTTGTGAATTTTGTTATCACAGACTAACCACCAATCAACGGCAGTTTTTTGCTGATAAAACTGGTCAGCCTCACTCAAAATAGGCAAACCGTCGGGGTGAGAATGAACAATTGCAGTTATAACGCCACTTTCTTCCGTTTTTATCCAATCATCAGGGGATATTTGGAATGTTTCAGTGGGTGTAGGTGAGATATTTTTGCATGGCAGATAAATTTTATTATCAATAACAAATCCGCAGCATTCAGCTTCACCGCATTGTTTAGCATGATTAAGTATTTGTGTTTTCATAATTAATTAAGAGAGTTTAGCAGAAGCGGGAAAACCGCCGAAAGGAAGAATGCCGTTTTTACCAAAGCGAAGTTTGCAACCCGTAATCGTTCCAGAACATTTATCTTTAGTAACATCGTTGGTTGGAGTATCTCTTTCATCAGCAACCGCACCACCCGTGTAACTACATTCAGAGCTACGATATTGCCAGCAGCATGTATGTGCGATGATTACCCTAGCAGGCAACATAACGCCGTCACTTTCACAAGGTAATGCTAATTCAAATGTGGCAGATTCGCTTGGTATTAAATTAGTTAATCTCTCAACTAAATATTGCGATACCACTTCTTGGGTCGGATCGGCTTTATTATTTCCACCTTCAAAATTTACAGCATCTAAAAATTCAGCTAAAACCTGACGTCTAGTTACTACAGCTCCGAGCAAGTCATCAAATGATTTCACTAAACCAGTTATTAGCCCGAAAGCATTAGAAACAGTCATTGTCGGGCGATTACTAGTGCCCTGCCCATTTTTTTGAAAACCTTCTACTTTTATGGGGTATGGCTCATAAGTGTCTCCTTGCCAAACAATAGCTTTTCTTAGCTGATTTACTCCTGCGTGAAATCTAAAAACTAATTTTTCTCCTGCAATTTTTGATAAATCCACATCATATAAATCAAGTATTGCACCTTGTTCAAATTTTGAGAGAAGCTTGATTGTGCCATTAGGTACATGTGAACTCATGCGACTACCTCTTCAAATGTTGCTGTTATTGTTGTTGCAGTGTTCATAACGTTAGATGTCCAAGACGAGCATTTAACTGTTATTAATTTGTGCGAGTTCGGCTCTATCCATTTAAATGCGTGAAGCCCACCTTGACGCGTTAAAAAGTCATTGATGTGTTGCGCATCTTCTCGTGCTACTTTTAGCGTGACACTGTATGAGCGCAAGTCGTTGTTAATACCATCCTTGATTCGTTGCTCGTAGCCGTCACCGAATTTAATGGTTTTTATCTTCGGTTCAGCTTTTTCACTCATATTCGGCGCAACTTGCCAGTGAAATGTTTCCATAATTTTCTCCATGCAATAAAAAACCGCTGTAAAAGCGGTCTTATTTATAAAATTTATTATTTTATTGAGTAAATTATTTTACGTTTGCAATGCAGTACGATGATGATTTTATATAATTATCGTCGCGGTAAAACGTATATTTTTTACCCATGTAGTAATTAGCGGTAACGTTAATTTCACTAGAATTAAATTTATCAATATCAAGCTTTTCACCGCTTTGAACAATCAATGATTTTCCATCATAAATCAACTTATATAAAACATTTTTCCCATTCCATGAATAACAAAACAAGCCTGTCCCGTTTGAATTTATTTTAATTGTGGTTAAGTATGGCCCCATTCCTGCAACCCATACACCAACCATTTTATTATCGACATTTTTTGGGCTTGAACGTAAATAATCATCAGCATTCACATCCCCTACCGTTTTACATCCAACTAAAGCAAAACAAATTAAAAATAAACTCAATACAATTTTTTTCATACCATCCACCTTCGTTAGTTTTTGGTAAATAGTATGTGATTTAACCAAACAAATCAACGGCGATTCAATATCCCACCTGGTCGTTGTTCTTCCTTAAGCTTAGCTTCTATCATTTCCTTGAGACTTCTGCCTAGTGATTTTCCATCATCTTCCGTTAATCCATTATTTCCGACATTCACTGGAACATTAACAGTTATATTACCGCCTGATTTATTCGTTGCTTGCAAGAATCCTTTTAAATCAGCGTTTGTTCTAGCATCGACTACACGCTCACCTTTATCAAGTAGCCAAGTACCCTCTTTGGGGATGTTGTCAATACCGCTGTGGGCCATTCCACTAATAGTTTGTGCAGCAATAAGTCCTACCGATGCATACCCCAATCCTCGAACCAACGACGCCGCAGGTATCCCCATTATTGGGCCAAGTTCAAGCGCTTTAGCTGCAGCAACTTCGGTGCTAATCATTGCTTGTGCAATAGCTGATGCTTTACTAGCAAGAAACATCACTTTGTATGCAGCAGATGATTCGCCTGCGGTTTCTTTAAACATATCAGCAATAGAGCCAGTTAATGATGAGAATGTACCGAGCGCAGCTAATGTATATGCAGACTGAATATCCTTTTGCTTTTGTTGCATAGTTTCTTCAATCTTAACAACAGCATCCGCATATTCTTGCTGACTAATTAACTTTTGTGATAATAAGTCATTTTGAATTTGTAGCTGTTGCTCATTCCAGTCGCGTAGCTTTTTATCATCTTCCGCTACATTCAGTAAATCGCTACCAAGTCCGTTGTAAGAATTGTGATAGCTAAATGAAGGTGCTGATTCAGATGCTTTTTTAGACATTTTATTCAGCAGTTCTTCACGTTCTTTTAATGACAGATTTGCTTTTTCAATGACAGATAAATGCTGCTTGTAAGTATCTAGTTGTTGCTCCGCTGGAGTGCGCAAAGAATCCATAATTGATTTATATTCTTTTTGCGCATTTAGCTTATCTAACTCGATAGCTTTTGATTCTAACGCTTTCTTTTGAAGATCAGTTAGCTTACTTAATTCCCCTTCCGCTAATTGCCTGCGGATTTTTTGTAGCTCAGTGATATCAGTGTAAGCGTTGATTTGACTATTGAGACGATCAAGCTGCGTTTTATAAACATCAGCAGTGATTTTGCCTGTTTTTACTGGCTTAAAACTTTCTTGTAGCTTGAAGCTTTCACGTAGATTTTTTGTATATAATCTAAGCTTTTCAGCAAGCACATCTGACATTTTGCCAGTTAGATCTTGACCTTTTGCTAAAGCAATTAAATCAGCAGCGTGTTCAATAGCAGCATCTCCGGCTGCGCGTTGTAAACCAGCAAGCACATATGCTGCTTCCGCTCCAGCATCTGCTTTGACGTTGTTAACATCAAGTTGCTGACTAAGTACGCCAAGTTGATTTTCTAAATTCGGAAAATCAGCCGCATCAAGTAACTTTACTTTAGTTGCTGTTTCACCAGAAACTTTACCGACAGCATCTAATTTTTCTTTGTTTTCTGCTAATTTTTGTGTGTTTTGTAATAATTCAGAAGTTACAGAACCAATTACTTGCTCAAGCTCTTTACCGCCCCCAGCTGTTGCTATTAATTTTTGCCCTGCATCATATAAACTTTCACCAAATTCTGATGTTGTTATTTCTCCATTTTTTACTTTGTTTTTTAGTGCGTCAATTTGTTGTATATATTCATCAATAGCTTTTTTATTCGTTGGAGATAAATATACAGTCGCACTAGAATAATCTGCAGCCATAATAATTTCAGATAAACTATCTTGTAATTTATCTTTAATCTCAGAAACATTTATATCAATATCTTTTGTATTAATATCAATTTCAGCTTGCAGTCCAGTTGTTATGTTTAACTGTCTTGATTTGTCGAGCTCTTTAAATTTAGCAAGCAGTTCATCAACTGGTAATTGTAATTCTTCAAGCGGCTTTTTAGCTTTGTCTGCGCCGTCGCCCATTGCAAAAAATGCAGCACCAACAGCGACTGCTGTAGTCAGCAATCCAACGGGTCCACCGAGTAGACCTAATAAACCACTGCCAGCTCGCGATAACAAATTAAACTTACTAGTTAATGCGTTTACTTTTGTTTGTGCAGCAGCTAGCTCATTATTTGCTTGTGTTTGACGATTAATAGCTGCTGTTAAATTATTTTGCGCAATTAGATTAGCTTTTAAACCAACCGCACGCTGTGCTTCAAATCTTGCGGCATTCACTTCGGCAACCGCTTTTAATTGCAAGCTTTTAACTGTCGCTAGTTGTGCTTGAGCTTGAGATATTTGTGCTGTTCTGTTTGCTAATGTTGTCTTTGTAGCATTAAAAACAGATAGCGAAAGTCCGCTAAAATATCGTGATAGACCAATGCTAACAAGAATTGTGCCAGCACCAGTTATTAAATGAATATTATCTGCAACGAATTTCAAGCCGCTTGCGATATTTTGAGTAACACCTGTGCTACTATTTAGTTCGCCAATTAACGCTTTAAAACTGTTTGATATCTGAGTAAAACCGTCTTTTACAGTATTACCCATGCCGTCAGCCATTTCACCCGTTTCATCTTTAACCTTGATCATTGCATCAGCAAGCTGTCGCATTGATATTTGACCACTCATACCGAGTTGCTTTATGATCTTTTCAGCTTTACCTGTCGAATTTGCCAGAGCGGTAACAACATTTGGCGTTGATGCCATTATCGATTTCCAGTCGTTACTACTAACTTTCCCTGTGATCATCGATTTAGTGATTGCGTTAATGCTTGTTGATACTTTATCTGCAGAAGTCGCATTTATAGTATAGCTGTTTGACATAGCTTCGATAAAGTCGATCGTGTCATTTGTGCTATAACCAAGATCACGCATTGATGATGCTGTTGCAATGTATAGTTCTTGTGAATCTTCAATTGCTTTAGCATTACGATTACTTATTTCAAGCAAGCGACCCTGCACCTGCTCATAATTATCAGCTGAACCCTCGACAGATGTAATAGCCATTCTGATACGAGCGGCTGATTGCCCCCAATCGTCCGCCATATTGACAATGCTAGTAAAGGCAAAGCCACCGGCAAACGCTGTAGCTACACTTAATGCTGATGATTTTAGGTGTGTTAATTGCATATTCATTGCTTGAACTGAGCGATTATTGCTAGCAATGTATGCATCAAACCGCTTCGAACGGTCTTCCATTGTTTTATAATAATCTGTACCAAGCCGTGATGCCCTGCTCATTTCTCGTTGATATGATGATGAGTCGGCAGTAACTCGTATTGCCAATTCTCGCAATGTTGCCATAGTTATTTCCCAAGTAAATTTGATAGCGCGTCAAATATGCTGACAGGCTCTTTCTTCTCTTCTTTGAATTTAAGTAAACAGTCGTCAAACTCGACTTTTGCACCTTGTGAGCGATAAATGCTTGAAGATATTTGTGCAGCGTGCCAGTCGTGACGTTCGTCGCCAATCGGGTTTAATTTGTCGAATGCGACCCAGTAGTAAAATTCTCTTGCTGATAGCGTTTGTTCAAGCTCGGAAAGAGTTTTACCGAGCCTTAATGCTAATTTAAGCTTAAAAAACAGCTCAGGATCGCTTTCTACTTTTTTTCAGCTTCTTTTATCGGTTCTTTTTTTAAACCAAGCAATTCAAACGCTTCATTGACTAATCGAGTGTGAACTGGACCGTAGCTTTTTACTAAATCATCAATATCATCACTGAAAACAAAATCACCGTTATCGTCAAGCAGCACAGTCGCAAATAACGTTGCTTCCGCTTTAATGTTTAACAAATCTTTTTCGCGATCAGTCAGTTTTTCATTATCTGTGATATCTTTGATTGTTTTGATATAACGGTTAAAATCAGTGTGCAAAGGCTCACGAATAGTGACCGCAACGCCCCATTCTTCAACCCGAATCTTTTTGGTACGAAAGCCTGAGTTTTTTGCTGTAATAATTTGTTTTAAATTCATTATTTTTTCTCCAGTGACTGTCCGCCAATTTGTGGAGCCGGAGCATTAAAAACGAACTTACCTTTAACTTTGAATGAGAAAGAGCCAGTTACCACGCCGTTTTTTGCACCTTTAAACTCGTAACTTGTTACGCGTGCTATCCAGTCGATTGAGCTACCGTCTTCATACTTAATTTGAAATGCGTAGTTATCCCCAGTATCGTACGATTTACGTAATACTTGCTGTGCAGAATTACCAATAACAAAATTAGCATTCATTGAAACCGTTGCCTCTGCAGGCAAGCCGCTGATAGTTTCTTTTGTGATTGATGAAAGTGTCGATACGTCGATTTCCTCACCTTCTGGCGCAGTCATGGAGTAATCGGTTACAGTGCATTCTAGACTAAGCTTTGCTGTTGCTGAGGCGATAAATTTAAGAGATGGATCTTTACTAACAAAAACACCGACATCCCTTGTTTTTGTGTATTCGCTACTTTGCACTTCTTGAAGTTCTGGCATATTAATATCTCCAAAAATAAAATAAAAAAACCGCAATTAAGCGGCGTAAAATGGTTAAATGGTTAATTATTGAATGTAAAATTCTAACGTTGAACGATAAAGCTCGGTTTCGGTTTCATAGCCTTGACGACTAGTGATATTGAATGGTTTTAGTAACTTTAATTTTTCGTATGCTTGTGCTCTAATATTTTCAGCTTCGAGCAAAGTTTTTGCATAGATGTCAATCTGAAAACAATACTCAACAAATGATTGACCACACATAACATCGTCATAAACTTCTGATATTTTTGTGTAACAGATGTAAGGAGGGCTTGTTCCTTGTGGTGCAACTAATGGACTAACACGACCATCGCACAAGGTTTTTAGTGTATTATTGATTTTAATTTCTATCATTTTGAGAAAATCTCATCGATATCTTTTAAATACTGTTCAAATACTGCATCTTCTGCCTTTTTTACATTTGCATCAAAAGCAGGACGGACAAAAGGACGTGCTGACATTTTTGACGTGCCGTTTTCGATCATCCACCAGTAAAATGGCAAAGTTTGTTTGCTTTTGCCTTTTTTTGATTTTTTGATTACTCGAATTTTTTTAAACTTAACGCCAGCAGTTAGCGAACCTCTTGCGGTATCAACAGAAATAGACCGTTTTAAGCGTCCAGTTCGAACAGGCGCACTTGCACGGACAGCGTCACGAAAAACAACAGCACCAGCGCGTACAGCCTTTTTTGAAACTTTTCGTTGCTCTGCTTTTGACAACAACTTAAAGTCCGCTTCAAGCTCTTTAAATCCAACTATTGATAATGTTGATTTAATCATAACGTACGCCCTTTTGGCAGGGTAATTCAAGCCTTGTCCTTTTTACATCTTCTAATACCGCTTTAATATCGTAATAGATACCGTTACATAACACGCGCATATCAGTAGTAATATCTTTTCTGTACCGAATTAGGATTTTACAATCTGTTTGCACCTGTTCAGCTTGTGAGCTTTGATACTCTTTCCCTGACACGTCCCGAATTTCTGCTCGTACAGTACAAACATCGACCCATTCATTAACTTGCTGTCCTAGTTCGTCTTTCCGGCTAACTTGCTTTTGAATGGTTATCCGGTTTCTTAATCGACCTGCTTTCATATTCAAACACCATAAATTATATAGGGTTGCAACAGGCTATTTGTAGTGATTGGTATTTCTGATGTGATATTACCAATATTAATAGTTTCCCTGTTCTCGTACCAATGCCCTATTAACTGTAACATCGCACCCGTGATTAGTTCATCGATTAATAACGGTCTTGGATCATTTTTGTATTCATCGCTATCAGCAGATTGATACAAAGTTCTCCTGGTTACGTTGCTGACATATTGAGCGGCCATTTTCATATAAATATTAAGTAAATTATCATCTTCATTGAAATCAGGCTCTATATTGCAATGCTGCTTGATTGCTACCAAATCAATCATAAATTACCTACTTTTTCTTTTTAGATGAATTTTTTACCGCTTTATCAGAGTCTGCTTCATCTTTATCATTTATTACAAGCGCATAACCTTTACTGATAAGTTCTCGTCCGTGTAAGTCTGACGTTTCAAATACTTCACCGTCAAGGACGACACGATTGCTCAAATACAACGGCTTTAGTAACTTAATTTTCATGTTAACCCCCGTTAAAAGCGGCATTTCTGCCGCATTGAATTTAAGATGGAATCGCAGTTCCAAATGACCCAAAAATAAATGCTTCAGGACGTTTTACAGCAAGGGCTAAACGTTCTTCACAACGAATTGAAATCATATTTTTTTCAAAATCATCAGAGTTTTCGGTTGAAATAACCACATTGGTGTCTTCACGGTCAAAAATTTGTGCCCCTGTTGAGAAAGCACCCGTTAAGAATTTACCAACAAATGCAGCAAGCTCTGTTGCAATTACTGGTAACCCCCAAAGTGTAGGACCAATTAATCCTGTTGGGTTTGCTAAAATGTAACCTCCATTTGAATCCTTGGTTAACTCTATTTTAGCCCAATCAGAGAAGTGTAAAACATGCCCCGAAGCCGGTAATCTTGCAAGTTGAGCTTGAAGCATTGCGAGACGTAAGTCATCAATTGGTGTGCGTTTTTCTGGAGCAAATGACGGTGCAAAAGCAGATGCTTGCGGGACAATACCGTGCAGATGCGCACCTGTTCCGTCCCCGAACAAAATCTCTTGTTCCTCAACATATTTCAAACCGTAGCGCATTTCGGCATCAATCGTTGATTGCAATTGTGCAAAGTCATCAAGGATTTGTTTGGATGCTTTAAACATGTGTGCCACAGTTGTGACAGGTGTCACTTTTGTGCCGAAGCTAATATTGCTGTACGGCTTTGTTGTATTTTCAGGTACAACCGCCGCATTATTCGTAAATCCAGTTTGCTGAACCCAAAAAATTGCTGGTGATTTAGTTTTACCGGAAGCGATCAAGTCACGAATAAATAACCGCTGTTTTGGCAAAGTATCGATACCTGATAATCGTTGATGTTCAACAACACCGCTTGGTACATCGATTGACGTTAAGGCTGCTTGAACCGGAATGCTAACACGTTTGCCACCCTCAACACTTGAAGCAAATAGTTTTACATTTTCAGATGATGTAACAATTTGACCTGCGCTTAAAGCTACTTTTTTGGCAGTAGTTAATGGCATTGTTGCAATTTCTTGTTTAACTTCGCCGACTGAAGCTTTTATTGTTTTCTCCGCTTCACGCAGTGCGTTAATCTCAACAAAAGCCTTGTCTACACTGTTTTTGGTTTCTAATGAAAGCTCTCCAGCGGCTTTAGCTTCTTTTAGTGCATTTTCTGCGGTTACATCAAGTTTATTGGATGCTTTTTCAATACTCGCTTGTAACCCTTTGATCATATCTAATATTTCAGACATTATAGTTCTCCAGTTAATTTGTTTATCGATTTTTGAATATCGGCTAAAGCCGTGATGACAGCGTTCTGCGTGTCTGAATCGGTAGCGTTTTGCGTACCCTTAATTTGATTAAAAAGCTCCCGACGCTCACTTCTAGTCATTCCTGATTTCGCGAGTAAGGTGTCGAGCTGCTTTAACATTGATTTTGCTTTATTGTCAGATTGTTTTATTTCATCTGCTGATAAGTAGCTATCTGCAAATCCTTGTTCAATAGCAGATGGGCCACTTATGTAAGTCTCATCATCCATCATAGTGAGAATTTCTTGCGTGGTTTTACCTGTTTTATCACTATAGATACCGGCCATTGCTTCATCAAATGGCTTTAACTGCTCTGCGGTATTTGATAAAAGATTACGATTACCAGCAACAACAACACTACAGTTATGGATCATTAAAAACGCTGATTTTGCGATCCTAACTTCATCACCAGCCATTGCTATAATAGATGCTGCAGAAGCGGCTATACCGACAATATTAATGGTGACTTTACCCTTATATTCTCTAAGCAGATTGTAAATAGTGATGCCCTCGAACATATCTCCACCGGGAGAATTAATATTGACTGTTACATCTTTGTTGTTGAAGGTTCTTAAAAGCCCAGCAATTCGTTTAGATGTTATCCCTTCACCTGTCCAAAAATTTTCACCAATAGATTCATAAATAGAAATGGTGTTGTCACTTGATTGTGCTTGAATACTTGGGTCCCATTTACTTAATACTGCATTTGATATTTGATATTCCGCGCAGGGTTTATTCTCCAATATGCTTGGATTGAATTGAAAAGACATGATTATCCCTCTGGTTGGCCAACCTTATCTAAGGTCGTCATATTTAATTGAATTGTGAATTTTTCGCCGCCATCAATTGGTGGTAGATTTTCTTTTGCTCGAACCTCATTTCGGTTCATCCACCCATCTTGAAGAGCTTGTTTATAATAATTGGCTCTCGCATTACTATCAGCTCGTAACAACCCCTCAACAGAAAACTCAGCAAAATAACGATCATCACTATCTAGCAAACATCGCCAAATTTCTTGCTCGATATTAACCAGAGTTGGTCTTAATCCTGTTATCAAAAACTGAGTATAAAGAGCTTCAACACTTGACGCCCAAGAACTTTGTTTTTCCATATGCCCAATTAGCACAGGCGGAACACCAAACCATCGGCATATTTCTTCAATTCCGAAAGCTCTACTTTGCAGTAATTGCGCTGTTTCTGGGTTGATTGTGATCGCTTTATAGTCGAATCCCCCCTCAAGAACCATTAACTTACCTGCGTTTTTAGAGCCAGCGAACTGCTGAACATTTTCACGGATAGCATGGCGTTGCTCTGAATTTAACGGCAGTGTTGATGTAATAAAACCAGAGTTTTGAAGCCCATTTTTAAATACATTTGATGCGGCTTCGTTGGTTGCTAACGCAGATCCAATAATATCTGCCCCAACTTGTATTGGTGTTAACCCTACCGCACCATCCAACCCAAACCCTCGAATGTGCATTATTAGATCACGTGGTATATTCCTCTCTGTATTAGTAACAGGATCTGAATATGTATATGTTATTCTTCCAGAATCATCACTACCGACTTTCATGTACTGCGGTAACAAGGGACGTATACCAACAAGCTCTTTTTTAAACATTAATTTTTCAGAAAATGAATTACCCCGTAAACAAATGCTAGCGGGGATCATTTGCATAAATCTTGCTGGTGTTAAGTCTATAGCGGGTTGTTTGCAAAGAATTCGATATACTGGGTGATTAATGGCAAGTTGTTTTGAACCGTCGTTATTTCGCTCATAAATTTTTAAAGGTAGCGTCGATATCGTTTCCGATACCAATTTTACACACGCCCACACCGCGGATAACTGCAATGAACTATCAACGCTAACATTTTGTCCGCTTCTGGAATTTCCTGAATAATCAGACCATGCCGTTTTTACTGTCATTTCCGGCGTAACGCCAAGCCATTTTAATAATGCGGCCTTAATAAAGCCTTTTTCGTTTTTATTTCTCATTAAAGCACCATGATCGGGTCATTAATAAAAGAAGATATGTCCGTACTATCATCTTCTTTATTTGTTACACCAAAAGCCATAGCTAACGCTTGCATTCCATCTATTCGCCCTGTTGCCTTGTGTTTATCGAACTTCCTATTGTCCGCTTCATCACGTGTAACAACAGCATTAGCAGCACACATAGTTAATATTGGATGGTTACCGTGTCTGATAGTTCCATTTAAAAGCTCATCTTCTAAAATCGACAAGGCAGGCGTCATATCTTTAAAACCTTGCCCGAACTTAACTAACGGTGGATTGGCATTAATTCGCTCAAATTCCTTGATTAAAAAGTCAATGTGATATCGGTCAAAGGCGATAGCAGAAATGTTATATTCTTGGATGATTTCATCTAGTTCTTTAACTAGATACTCATAATCAATAGATGCCCGTGGCGTTGTTCTTAAGTAACCTTGTTTAGCCCACACGTCATAAGGCACTCTGTCCCGTTTTGAACGATCATGTATACCAACTTCTGTTGCCCAAAAATACGGGTGAACGTTCCAGTGCCCATCACTTGTTTTTGATATAACAACGAATGCGGTTAAGTCATTCTTTTGTGATAAATCAAGTCCAGCAAAGCTAATGATATCTTCTGACGTCGGCTTGGCTGAGCAAGATTCCCAAACATTGCGGGAAACAAAAGGACTAACGACGGATACTCTTTGATTTAAGTTTAAATTTCTGAACTTGTTTTCTTCGCTCGGCATTCGATTAGCGGCATTAGCAAGCCGCTTCAAATCGTCATAGGAACGAAACAGACCAAGGGCTGGGTTTGCTGCTTTCCAAGCTTCTTCATCCAACACATCAGCATTTTTTTCAGCAGAATAAACATGGGAAACAATATGCGGATCGTTAGAGTTTTTTGCATCATCAAGCCACACACTAAATAAATCTGCATCGTTAGCCGCTTGTGTGCTAATCGCAATGAGTAATGGTGCTTTATGTGCACCCTGCGATGTTGTAATTGCATCAACAAAATCGCTTCTTGGTCCAACTATTTGCCCTACCTCATCCAAGATAGCAAGAATTGGCGATAGTCCATGTGCCGTTTTTCCTTCAGCGGCTAACGCTTTATATTCAACGTTACAAAGTAAACCATAAAGTCTTTTCCCACTTGGTACAACCCTTACAATTCTTTGTAGTTCAGGGTTTAAATTCACGATTTTAACAGCTAAATCAAAAACTATTGCAGCCTGCTCTCGGCTCATTGCTCCGCTTACGATTTGCGAATTCTGTACAGCTTCGGGACCAACCAAGTGCGCCAATAACAGCCCAGCAATTAAACCTGTTTTGCCGTTCTTTCTCGCAATGCTGAGGTATGCCGAGTGTGTGCCGTGTGGGTTATCGTAGATTTCTAAAATGAACCTTTTTTGAAAATCCGCCAATTTCATCGGCTCGCCAAGGTGTTCGCCGTCAGGAACTCGGCAATATCGCTCAATAAAAGCAATTACTTTTTCACCTCTCGTCATATTCCACCTTAATGTATTGGAGTGGCAAGCAAGCCATCATCATGTTTACCCAAGTATTTTCTAGCTTCTTGCTCGTTTTTATTATGATTAACTTGATCTCGTGATTCGCCATTTGTTGCATGAGAGTGTATTTGCAGATTTCTTTTTTGTGCTGCCACTAATCGACCCAAGTCAGTAATCTGCTTATCAATTCGTTTTATCTCGTTAGAGTTTCGTTCTTCGCCAGTTTTTTTATTCTCTTTAGACAACTCTTTCCTTAATTCGAGAATTCTTAACTGGTTATTACATAAATCAGCGCATTCGATAAGGTCGGTATCTATCCATAAATCTAACGATTTCGATTTGATGTTAGCATCCCAAAAAGGGCGAGCTTTAGCCATTAACCCTGCGTATTCAGGAGGTTCAATTGTGTTTTTAGCGGCATTATCCATTGCCCTGATAACCGCCGTAGTGCTATCTGAGCGTGTTTTCTTTTTTACGGCCATAATCAATCCTAAAAAAACTAAAAAAATCGGGTTAGCGTTAAAATGAATGAGGGTGGGCGGTTTTCAAAGCATTTAGCTGGAGGAATTACCTACCCCCTCCCTGCTTTTTTTTACCCAATTCAATATCAATCGGATTGTTAACCGCTTCACTATCTAAGTAAAAATCAACATATATGCGAGGCGGTTGATTGGGTTTTGTCTCGATACTAACAGCTACTTGATTAGTTAAAAGCTGTCCATCTACTGCAATACCGTAGCCATAAAATCCACCATTCTTATATAAATGGGCTAATTGAATTTGTTTCATTTTTCTTTACTCCAATGTCCACCATAAGGCATACCATTAACATCGCATCCTATCTCTATTCCTCTATTCTCAATACGTTGTTTAGTGCTTGAGTGATGAGTACTACATAAGCCCTGATAGTTTGATGAATCCCAAAACAGTTTCTGGGCTTTCTTTATCTTTATTGGGTCTTTCGATATTAATGCTTGTTCGAGTTTGTGAGGAATAATGTGGTCTACTGCTGTAGCGGGTTCATATCTGCCTTGCTTCCTACACATTACACAAAACGGATTACGCTGTAGATAGGTTAATCTGGCTTTACGCCATCTAGTGTTGTTATATACGTTTATCATGGTAGTTGATTGGTTACTAGATATTCTTTTAATTTGCTATTAGAATCCTATAAAACTATTGATTTTTTTTTAATTAAGTTATGGTTCTTAACATGATTATGATTTGTATGGAGTGTTAATATGTCTAGTAAACATTGTTTATTATGTGGTGAAAATAAAGAGTTAATCAAAGGGCACATTTACCCTAATTTTATAAGAAAATGGATTATGAAAAAAGGTGGTGAAAACATAAAAAAATTCATTAAACTAGATGATCCAGAAAATATAAAACATCAACAAAACACTCCAACCAGCCCCTTATTTTGTAGTGAGTGTGATAATGAAAAATTATCGAAAATTGAAGGAGAATTCGCAAAAAATTGTTTTGCTAAGATCACATCAGGAAAATACGATCCAGAAATTAGCGACCTTTCATTAATTAGAAAATTTTCAGCTTCGATCTTATTCCGATTACTACACTATATAAAACTTTCAAAACAAAACGTTTTCTCCGAATTGGAGAAGTATACTGACGCTCATGTAAATAAAGCAATAGAAGAATGGCGGAATGTTGTTATTAAAGAAAATAGTCCTAGTTGCTATAAACTATATTTTAATTATTTATACACAACAGATAAGAAAAAATCATCCTTATTATGGAATTTTAAACCCTATCTTTTTTATGATAAGAATATATATGTTATGGCAGTATTATGTGGACCTTTGTTTATAATTGGCGGACTTACCCCTAACATAACTTATAACAGTGGAATGATTGAAGGTGTAATAAATCATTTAATTAAACTTTGTTCTGACAAAACCTTCATTATCGGGGGAAATGACATTAAACTAGGAGATAACTGTTTGTTCCATTTCATTAATGAGGATTATCTTTTAACCAGTATTTTAAGCTGACAGACACGTATTACTCATCGGCCTTCATTTTAACAAAATGCGTGTCCGATGAGTAAAATAAATTCTCCAATTGCTTTTCCTTAACCAACCTTTTTTTGCCCCGCTCCATACTTGTCATGGTGTCTTTCTATAATAATATTTTCTAGAGCACTCTTTTAATCGTTTTCTCAATTCAAGCATTTTATTTCCCTTTGTTGATTAGATTTATTGCCCTTTTGTCCGTATTACACTTTTCAATAACATTTAGCAAATGCTCGTTATATCTTAGACTATCGCCGAATGTCATCGATTTAGGCGGTAAATTTGGCAGGCAATCACTTAATAGATTGGCTGGTATCGGTCGATTGACGTAAACCTTTCGCTCTGTTGTACAGGCTGTCAGCAATAGAAGTAGGAACACGCTCATTAGCACAGTCATTATTTTTGAGTTGCTCATTGATTTGCTCCTGCCGTTCTAGTGATTGGTTTTCTAGCTCACGTTTGCTTTGCTCATTATCTGCTATAATTTGATTGTTTTTAGCGATATCTCGGTTCAACTGTTCGATTTTCTCAGATAGTTCAGCTTTATCTTTTTGTAGCTGCTTTTTTTCTTGATAATTGTTGTAACCGAAATAGATAGTAAAGGCAAAAGCAGTAATGATTAATGCCGTGTTCGCTATATTTACTTTAGACAATTTGAACATGATGAATCACTCAATAATAACGATACAAATAAAAACCAACCCCAACCGTTGACATCATTAACCGCCATTATTGAAGCGATGATGAAGCATAAGATAGACATAACGCTTTCTCCTTTTCTCGTCTGATTACTAAGCCGTTTAGCACTTTACCGCCTGCCTTGTTCCACCTTGGAAACTCATTACAAGCCGCTTTATAATCGCCATTGTTCAGATGTTTATACATCGTTGAAGTACGCATCTTTGTGCACCCAACGTTAAACGTAATCGAAGTAACAGCATCAAAAACATGTTGAGGCAAATGAAAACCATTAGCATAGCGATTAACGCACATTTCTGCTGTTTTGATATCATCTACCCATCTTTTGGCTATTTCCTCGTCTGAATAGACTTTTTGTTGAATATTACCCGTAGAGCCAATACCAACCGTTAACACATTAGCTGGGCAATAATAAGGCTCTCGTACGCATGATTCTGCATTACCGATTATTTCAAGCCCTGCTTTGCTCGTTCTGATTTCGTCTGAGTAATTAGCAATAACAATCCCGATGATTACTGAAACACTACAAATCGCACTCGTCGCTATTCTTGTTGTGTTTTTCATAGTATTGCTCTCTCAGGTTCTTTTTGTGATGGAAATCTCGGCGTTTATACAACCAGTTAATGATAAATGTCGCTATTGATAAAATAATACCGACAATAATGGCAATATCATTTAAGCTAAGCGCACCTAAAAGCGTGCATAAAACACCCCAGAAATAAGATATCGGTGATGAGTATCTTTCCATAATTAATTCTTCTTGTTAGTTAATGATGTGACAGCGTACTAGCTAAATGTTAGTTATGTGTGTGTCTAGCTTTGCTGTCGATTCTGTAGATGCCCCCAAACGTATCAAATCTCAGCATTAAGCAGAATTACTGCTACTTGACCAAAATAAGTAGAGGTGCGAGGGGGACTGTTATGGTGGGTCTAGCTGGACTCGAACCAAGCTACCTTTCAATTATGAGTTGACCGCTCATACCGTATGAGCTTTAGACCCTTGAAAATGATTGACCTAAACGTGATATACATAGGTTTAGGCACGGTTACGGTTCAACGACATCGATGTCGCCGACATTTGTAATATTGATTATTAAAGCGACATAACCCAATTTAACATTGCTTCATCGCTTTCTAATACAAAAATCGGAATTTCCAGTGAACCTGATTTTTCCGCACTGTTTAGCGCATCTAAAATATCGATTAAATATTTATCCTGCTATCTTACCGTCATTAAACACCTTTAAAAAATTAACATTTTTGTTTGTTTTTATATTGACAAAGTAAACATTTTTGTTTATCATAATCATATCTTAAAACAACACGGAGGAATAATGAAACAAAGTGAGTTTTTAAGATGGTTAATTGACCAAGGCGTTGAAGTAAAGCAAGGAAGTAATCACACAAAGCTATACTACAACGGAAAGCAATCAACTATGCCAAGACATCCAAGCAGGGAGTTAAAAAATGGCACAATGAGAGCAATCAAAAGGCAATTAAATCTAAAATAACTAAAGCCCTCGCAAGGGGGCTTACTTTGAATGAGGTTTTTATGTTTTATCCAGCAGAATTAATTAAAGATGAAAATGGTTATACTGTTACATTTAGAGATATTCCCGAAGCTATCACCTGCGGTGATGACTTAGAGGATGCTTTAAATATGGCGAAAGATGCTTTAATAACAAGTATGGATTTTTATTTTGAAGATCATCGTAAAGTACCGCTTCCTAGTAAAGCAAAAAAAGGCGAACATTTAATTGATTTGCCAGCCAGCCTTTTTGCTAAAGTATTACTATTAAACGAAATGATTGACCAAAATATCTCTAATGTTGAATTAGCAAAACGCATTCATGTAAAACCACAAGAAGTTCAACGTATCGTGAATTTAGAGCACGCAACAAAAATCGATACTATTAGCAAAGCATTATCCGCTCTAGGTAAACATCTTGAATTAAGAATTATCTAAAGTGTCATTATTCCTCTAACAAAAAAGCCTCTTAATTGAGGCTTTTATAGGAGGTAATAAAAAAGCCCTGTTATCTCTAACAAGGCTTACATCCAACTATTCGCGTCGAATATAACACATTTATATCATGCGCCACATATAATTTCAAGCATTTTTTACGATTTTTCGCCCCAAAATTGATAAGCTCGATAAAATCTCGTTTTAAGGTAATCTAAGCACCAATTAACTCTATTTCTTGCTTGATAGTTAGTTAGTCTATAATCTGTTATTTTCTCGAGATAATTAGCTATATCTGACATAGCGTGACCATAAACATAATAGCTAACCGCAATTTTGATAATAGGGCTGTTTCTGCCGAATGTTTCAATTAAAAGCTTGTCCACCTTTAAAGCTTCATCATCAGCTAATTGTTCGGCGTGGCGGTGTCTTAATGAAGCAATAATATCACTAGCTTTTTCGAATAACTCTTTTCCCTGATATCCTTGGCTATATAAACTATCAATAATATCAACTAGCGCAGTATTACTAATATCGGAGGATGATAGCATCATTTTAGCAATCACATTCTCATTACTTTCTTTTATCTCTTGATATGCCCACGCTCCCCAACCTGTAAGAATATTTTCAATAAATAAGCGTTGGTAAGCTGTCAGTGACATACTGGTACCAAGTTGCTTTTTATTCTTCAATTGTGCCAATACATTGTATGCACTCTCGTTTTTTAACGCATCTTCATTCAGATTTTTGGTAAACCTTGCAACCGCTTTTATTGCCGCTTTTTCACTGGTATAACGTCCCAAATTGTAGTGTTGCCGATTACGATAAACAATAGCAACCCATTTATTATCTGATGCTGAATAATGCACGCCCTCTAATAAATTTACCTTAGGTATCTTTCTTTCAATTGCTCGAGCTTCTTCTAGATTATCAAAGCGATTATCTGCAATATTGCCATTTTTGTGCTGGATTTTACGTTTTGGCCATTCGCCAGTAACTAAAAACCACGCAAGGCGTTCTGCGGCGTATTTACGGCTATTTACAAAAATAAATAACCGACCTTGCTTGTCATGCACACCTTTAACATGGATACCCTCTTTATAAGCAGACGTAAAAATACCTGTGTTCTGGTCATAATGCACAGCATCTTTTAAAAACTGATGACGCTTATTTTCTCCAATACGTCTAGCTGTTCGACCTAACCGACGAATTGAATGAGCTGATTGCGCTGATTTGCGAGTTAATCCTTGTAGAATTTTTTCAGCTGTCATTAAATTACCCCTCTGCGCAACTATCACAATATATAAAATGACCTAATAAAGTTAAGGTTAAATGCCTAACTGTCATCATCCCAAAGCAAGTGATTTCCTTTGATGTAACCTCTTGTAACATACCGTCCTCAATTAATTTTTTGGCTAGCTTTGATTGGCTTTGAAAATAGGTTCCTGTTAATCCTGCCATAAATGCTTTTTCTAATATTTTTAATTCTGCTTTAGTCACCACGTTTCACTACCTCGCACCCAAAAATAACGCAATCACAATGACAGCAACTAAAAACTTAGTGACTGAATAGAATTCTTTGATATATTTTTTATGCTTTGCATTTGTTATTTTATAAGTCACGCCTACTCCCCTTTTTTCTCTTTTAAGCTCACCCATTCATAAACTTTTAGCCCCTGGATCAGCACATCATTAAAATCACCTTTTTCTGGCCATCTAATCGTTACCTTTTCAACATCGTTATGTATTGATAAAAGGTTATTCTTAGCGCACCTAAATGCGGCTGATTGTCCTGTTAAATTCCAATCAGTATCAGCAAAAATCATCAGATGCTTAACGCCAAGCGGTGCTATAAATTTTTCTAAAAATGCCGCATTGATAGTAGACCATGTATGACATTTATAAATTTGATAGCATGACAAAGCTGTTTCTATCCCCTCAGCAATGCCAAGCGTTGACGAAACGGGAAATAATCGAATCGCTACCGATTTTGCATAAGTCAGATAATTTTCATCCTGTAAACTATTTAGCTTCTTGGGTGTGGTAATGTTTGCTTTACTGTCTCCATTTAATAACGTGCGATGCAGATAACACAGGTTTCCGTTAAGATCCGTTGCTAATGCATAAATAGCACTTAATGCAGTATTTCCCTTTCCCTCGCTTGGTGAATACTTTATGTTGCATACATTAGCAGGTAACGTAATATGGCGATTATTGAGGTATTTTTCTGCCTGAGTTCCTTTTAGTGATTCAAGATTATTAAATTTCTTAATAACCTTGTTCCTAAGCTCATTTATATTGCTTCTTAGCGGTTTAGGTTGATTATTATTAGTGTATGAATTGCCGATCAGCAGATCGATTTCTTTCGCTAACGTTCTAAAATCTTTTTGCTGGGTTGTTTGCAATAACTTCCAAATATCACCATTACCACAACTACAAATCCAAGTCCCTTTATTGTCTTTGTTATCCATGCGATATTTGTTTTTCTTACCGCACATAGGACATTCACCACAATAATGCTTACCTCCAGTGATTGGAGGCAAATTATAATGCGCTAAAACAGCAGGAATGTGATACTTGATTGCGTCCACGGTTCTCATGCTTGACCGCCTAATAATACTTCATCAGTTGCTAACGATAAGTCTTGCTGTATTTTTTGTGTTGATACCCCACGACTTTTAGCGTATGCAATTTGTTTACTTAAAATAAAATTTCTCACCTCAGGACCAATTTCTTTTAAGCAATAATTCAACTTTCTTGGCCACACGCCAAACTTGCTTCGGTAAACATGAGCGCACCATCCATCGCTTAATGATTTATTTTTAGTTTGTGCTACTTGATGCTGATAAAACAAAATTTGAGACCACCAAGATTGCTTTTCTGATTGGCTATACTCAGTACGCTTACCTTTGTTGATTTTTTGAATGTTACGGGTTTCGTCTGTTTCAACATCTTCATTAGCTAATGGCTCATAACCGCATTTAGGACATGTATAAACACCAATAGGCTTCATAAATTTACAAGACGGACATTCCTTTGGCTTTTTCTCGGTAATTTGGCGTTCTTGTATTTTATTATCCTTCATACCATCATCCTTTGACGGTAATTTGTCATACTCAATATCATCAGGAAAACCTAAACGGTGAACCGTTCCGCTATGGTCAAAAATAACGCACTTATCTTTTCCCTCTGCTGTCCTAAGTCCCCTACCAATACACTGAACCCATCTGATTTCTGACTTCGTTGGACGGGCATAAATAACACATCGAACATCACTATCAAAACCAGCAACAAGTACACCAACATTGACAAGGATTTTAGTAATGCCCAACTCAAACCGTTCAATAATTAATTTGCGCTCATCTTGTGGAGTACTAGCTGTCATAACCTCAGCGTTAATCCCCGATTTTTTAAACTGGATAGTGACATAATTTGCGTGCTTAACATTGACGCAAAAGCAAACTGTCGGTAAGTCATTGCCGTGTTCTAACCAGTTTTGTACTAAATCACCCACCAAATCAGCACCGCACATAATTTCGCCTAGCTCATCTTCGTTGTAATCGTTCCCCATCGCTGTGTTATGAGATTTAACACCTTTTAAATTGGGCTTAGTTGGTGCATAGAATTCATAAGGGCTTAACTCACCAAGTTGTATTAATTCTTTCATACTGGTTGGCTTTATGAGTTTTTCGTAATATTGCCCTAGGAATGTTGCGAACGGTGTTCCTGATAACCCGATAACCTTTGCTGATGTTTCTTTGATGTATGCCAGTAACTTTTTACGTTTTAAATGAGCTTCATCAATGATAATCAGATCGACATCAGCAGGAAGTTCACGGCGAATCAAAGTATCGGCACTGGCTATCTGAATCGGTTTTCTTGGGTCATATAATTCATGCTTTTGCCAAATCACAGAAATAAGATTTTCATCAATCCCGTATTGAACAAAACGAGCCATTGTTTGTTCAATCAAAACCGTGTACGGAGCAATAAATAACACGCGCATATTGTTATTAATAAAACCATCAGTAATGAATGCGGCAAGACCTGTTTTACCGCTCCCTGTTGGGCTACTAACCATGAATGTGCGGTGTTCCTTCCAGTTTTGACGAAGTTCAGCAAGTCCCTTTTTTTGAGCGTGATTTGGAGTGATATTAAGCATGATTACCTTCTCGCTGAAACCACATCAATGCCTAACGTTTTGTGCTGAGATAAAAAACTATTTCTCAACAAAATAAAACCTTGCTCACCATGTTCACCTAGTGACTGAATACGCTCCAGTGAGCGAATACGAGGGCTTTTGTTATCAAGCTCAATCCAGCAAGACTTACCGCTCTTACTTACCTTGAGGTTGATCTTTGCATTTTCCAAGAAAGGATGCTTCGCCTCCTTCTCAACCACATAACCATTTAGGTTCAACTTAGCAATCAATGCCGACATAAAAAACCGCTTATCCGATACCGTCGTCTTATCAAACTGCTTGGATAGTATTGTTATAATCTCAGCTTTCATTCATGCCCCTATATAATAATTAAGATCTATATAAATAATTCTTTCTTTGGAATAGTTATAAAATATATATACTCAGTAGTATTATTAAACTACCAAGCACCCCCGCCCTTACCCATCAAAAGCCGCTTCTCTCTCTTGATGAGTACCTCAAAAACATGTTGAGGATTTTCGTTACAGCATAACTATTGGCGGCTCACAGACCTGACAACTCATTACACTTGAATAACGTTTTACATATTTACGAAGCCTTGTATTGGCTTCTCTACGAGCCTTATTCTCCTTTTTGTGTGCTATTGGCTCTTTTTTATATTCGGCTATAAATACATCTGTATATAACGCAGATACCCTTTTCCTAACTCGCTTAGGTAGCTTTGATAACATTTCGATGATCCACTTTTCATCATCTTTGCAATAAGTTTCGGGTAAGCAATAGATTGATGTCATGAGAATCATTCCGGCGGAAATAACTCTGGCAAATCAGGGCGCAACTCACACGCTTTAACTACGCCATTTGTTGCTTTAACAATTAACGGTACATAGTCAGCTTTGACTTTTTGCTTGTTATGTAGCCATTTCCAAACATTTGGCTGAGTTGTTCCTGTTATTTCTCCTAATTTTTTTTGCCCTCCAAGAATTTCAATTGCTAACTGAATGCTTCTATTTTTATTCATCAATATTCTCAAAGTTATAAAATTAATATTTAATAATAACTAAATATAACTTAAATAATAACTCAAATCAATAACTTTTGTGTTGTCTTAAAATAACTATAGTTATATGATGTATTCAATAAATCATATTCATTAAATAAGGTCTGAAATGGAGCAAAGTAACTTTAACGAGCGTGTAAAATTAGCGTTCAAGATGTCAGGACTATCGCAGCACCAACTAGCAGAAAAAGTAGGAATTAGTCAGCCTGCAATTCAGAAAATACTATCAGGACGATCTAACTCATCCAGAAAATTAGTTGAAATAGCTAATGCGTTAGACGTTGATCTGTTTTGGTTAACAACTGGTTCAGGAGAAATGAAAAAAGGTAACATAAATTCTAATGCAAAAATTTTAGGAACAATAGACGATTGGGATAGTAATACACCGCTTGATGATGATGAGGTAGAAGTGCCGTTTTATAAGGATATACGATTATCAGCTGGCAATGGATTTGCTGACGACATAGAAGATTACAACGGTTGCAAGCTTAGATTATCTAAATCAACAATGAGAAGATATGGAATTGATAAAAATTGCACTGTTTGCTTAACCGTTTACGGAGACAGTATGGAACCTGTTTTTAGAGATGGAGCAACAGTTGCAATTGATCGGGCTGATAGACATATCCGAGATGGGAAAATTTATGCAATCAATCATGATGGTTTATTAAGAATAAAAATTTTAGAAAAATTGCCAGGCAATCAAATTAAAATTAAAAGTTACAACTCAGGCTATGATGATGAAATAGTGCTTCAAGATGAGATAACTATTTTAGGGCGTGTTTGGTGGCAATCATCGATACTAGACTAAAACTAAAAGAGATTTTTAAAATGAATAATTTTGGTCAACGAATTAGAGCCAGACGAGAAGAATTGAATTTAACGCAAGAACAAGTAGCTTCGCAGGTTGGAATAAAACAACAATCTTATCAAGCAATTGAAAGTGGAGAAGTAAAAAAACCTCGCTATTTATATGAAATATCCGTTGCTCTTAAATGCGATATGGCATGGCTATTAAGCGGAAAAGAGAAAGAAGTAAAAAATGTAGAACCCATAGCGCTAAAGGCTCGCCAAGTACCTTTAATTAGTTATGTTCAAGCAGGAGTTTGGACTGAATCATGTGAATTAAGAGATTCAACAGGATTTGAATACATTATGACATCTTTGGAATTATCAGATAAAGCATTTGCATTACAAATAAAAGGCGACTCAATGGAGCCAGAATTTAAAGAAGGTGATGTTGTCATTATAGATCCTGTTATTAAACCTATTCCCGGTGAATTTGTTGTTGCAATGAACGGCGAATCAGAAGCTACGTTCAAGAAATATCGAGAGTTAGGATATGATGAGCATGAAAGAATTCAGTTTGAGCTAATTCCGCTAAATCCTGATTACACAACAATGAGTACATTAACTCAGCAAATAAGAATAGTTGGCACCATGGTTGAACACAGAATATTCAGACGTAAAAGATAATAGTTCCAAATAAAACACATAGAACCGCTTCGGCGGTTTTTCTGTGCTCTACTTACATCCAAATCAAATAAACTTAATGCAAGCTGTCTTATTATAACCACAATATTAATCCCAAAATTAAAACTTTTTAATCAAATAGTTTTAACTGTCTACAAAAAATATAACTATTTATAACTTTAATATTGACTAAATTTATAACTATAGTTATTATTGGTTTTAAGAGATCTTTTTAGATCCTTTAGTAAGTTATCAGTGAGATAACAAAATTTAACATCAATAGGGGCTACTAATGAATATTTATTTATTAAACCACAACTCACGGGAAAAAATAGAAGAAACGTTAATTCAAATGAAAGCGGTGGCAATGTTAATCAATGAAACAACATCCCCAGATTCCGACAATAGAAACGACCACGTTAACACTTGCGCTTGGATGATAGCAGATCGGTTAGAAGAGACATTAGAAGCTTTAGATAACTTACCAAGACAAAAATGAGGTAAAAAATGAACGACAAGAATGTATGTACTCAATTAACCGCTGATGAGCATGAAGAAATTGATTGCCAATTATTACAGTTGAAAGGCGTTGTCGGGTTAATTCTAACAGTAACAAAACCAGACGGAGATTATGCCAATAACCAAATTAATAGCTCGGCGTGGTTGGTTGCTGATGTTATTGAAAACATAAGAAATAAATTAGAAAAATTATCAAAGCCTGTTGGGTGGGAATAAAAATGAGTAATTTCAGCTTAGGATATTTTTTAGATGAGCCACTTATATCCCTTTTTATTCGTGAAGGGGAAAAGCCATTATTTAATGCTCTTTTCTCAGCAAAAGAAATCCCTAATGTGATAAAGCAGTTAAATAATAGATGCATAAATGCTATCGAACCTTTAACCAAGATTCATAATCGATTTTTAGAGACGGGTGATCTCAATTGCATATATGAAGTATTCCCACAAATACTTATGGAAATCAGTAAAAAGGCAAAAAGTGAATCCCCTAAGACCGCCATCAAAGGGGAAAATCAAACCAACAACTTAGGAATGAAACCATGAAAAATAGTATCAAAAACAATTTATCTTGTCCAGTAATAGCTGGAATCTCAATTACAACCGATGAGCAAGGTCGATATAATCTTAATGCGCTACATAAAGCTAGTGGGGGCAAAGATGCTAAAAGACCTAAAGCGTGGTTAGCCACAAAGTCTACTCAAGAACTTATTGAAGAGCTAAGGCAGAATTCTGCCTTCGGTCAAGAAATAATCACTGTCACAAAAGGCGGTATTAATCAAGGTACTTTCGCCCACGAACTTTTGGCCATTTCTTATGCCGGTTGGATCAGTCCAAAATTTCAGTTGACGGTTAACCAAGTATTTTTGGATTACAAAAAAGGCGAGCTTACACCTACACCAAAAATCGACAACTCAGGATTACCAGAATTAAGAAAAGCGAGAGCGATAAAAGAAGTTTATAACGTTGCTGAAAAATTATGTGGCCACTTATCTAATTTGAGTTCGCCATCAAAACAAGCTATCTATGCTAAGTTAATTAATCCAATCGCTGGTTCTGTTGTCCCCTATCCTACTCTAGATGGTCAAACTTATTCAGCAAAAGAAGTCGGTGCACAACTGGGAATATCAGGTCATAAAGTAGGACTAATTGCTAATAAGTACAATTTGAAGACGGCAGAAAACGGTATCTTTGTGCTAGATAAAGCTGAACATTCAGATAAGCAAGTCACCAACTTTCGTTACAACGAAAATGGAATAAAAGCCATTAAATCACATATGGAGGTATAACCCATGTATAACCCAGTTAATTATTTATTATCAACATCTGCCTCTAAAGAAGAATTAAGAGAAGTGCTTAGTATCGCAAATGACGGTAGCGGTGCTATTGCTGACACGCTTCGTTGTGCTAATTTAACTACTGTGGATGATGAAACCATGAATCAATTCGGTTCTGCGTTACTGATATTAAAAGGCGTTATAGAAAATGCTTTTATAAAAATGGAGGAATCATCCAATGAATAATCTTATGTTTACTGTTCACACTTGTTTTGAAAAATTTGTTGTTAAAAATAAGCTAGATTTTTCACTGGTGCGTGACCCAAATATCAAAGCTTTAAACAACTATGTTGAAAACGATACAGCACAAATCTTTGATGTGTTTGCGCAAGGATTCCGTTCTGCTATTGAGTATCAATTAACACAAGGTAAAAGCGACTAATGGAAAAATACAAAATAACAAAAGTTGACGCGGATAAGGCAGGAAAAAAGTTTTACGGTGAATTTTACCGTTGCTTCCATGTTGATCGTGAATTACTCAAACTAAATAAAAAAATATTAAACCTTGAAGCTAGATTAAGCAAAAAGCACCCAACATTCAGTGTTCAAGATTTCAGAGATTACGTTTTGAGTGGAGGCTGTTCTAATAAAAATATAAAAGTTTATATATTAAATTTAATTGATGCGTACATGTTAAATAGGAGACATAAAGATGAGCTTAACTAAAATGATTATTAACAGTGAATTAAATGAAGCTGCGGCAAATGCGGTAAGACAGCAATTCATATTGTTCGCAAAAAAGCATAACCCAAATGCAGATTTTTCAGTTACAAATGATTCTAATTTACTTAATAACTTTTCTAATGAAGATATACGCAATCAATTCGGCTCATTTATAGCTGGTGCACTTTTAAATCAGTCTGCTTTAGCCGCTAATGCATTCGGCATTATTGCAGACGAGGTGCATACTGCACTTGATAGCTGGGATGAGGAAAGACTTGGTATGGCTAACGAAATGCTATTTTTTATTAATGATCTTTATATTAAGTATTTCGGTGTTGGATTTATGAAGATTGTTGAGAAGAAACCATCAGAGTTAAATAAATAAACAATATCCCCCATTGAGGGATAACTCAAATGAATAACGCCAAATTTGGCGAAATATTTAAGGTGAACCATGAATATTAATGAACATTATATGACTTGGGATGATGTTTGTCTTGTGGTAAATAGGACTAAACCCACTATTTGGAGGTGGGTACAAAAAGGCGCATTCCCAAAACCTAAATATAGAAAAGCGGACGGTCTATTAATAGGCTTTGCTCGTAACGAAATTGAACATTATTGTAGAACTGGCGAAGTCCTGCAACAGAAATAG